TAGAAAAGTCTAAATTATCTCCACTATGTATAACTGCAACAGAACAATTATCTTTTTTAGCAGTAGCCATAACTATAGAATTTTTAAAACTAAAACCATTAGCTACTAATGTTTTTGAAGCAGTAGCTCCTTTAGTTTCTAAAGAACCTATAACAATTTTTCTATTTAAAATTGTTAAAACATCATAATCAGTTTTATATTCAATTTTATACAGATTTTCCACTTTACCATTTGGAAAATTTATTCACAAAATATGGAAATTTTCCAACAGACAATAATAAACTTAGTGGTAATATTTCATTAATTTTTAAAAGTAATGCTAATGATGTTTTAAATCAAAAATTTTCTGTGACTGAAAATGGCTTATATTTAATTTCAGCAACACAAAGAGTCACAAATACTGTTGACACATCTGAAACTGTTAAAATATTAAAAAATTCTGAATTACTTACCAGACACGATTTTAATATACCAATTGTTAATAGTAGAAGAGAAACTAATGTAACATTATCTACAATCGTATATTTAACAACAAGTGATATAGTTCTTATAACAAGAAGTAACTGCGATTATATTTGTAGACAAAGAGATTTATTAATCTTTAAATTAATCTAATATATAGAAAGTATCTAAGTACATACTTTCAACTACTTGTATTGGGGATAAAATATACAAATTTCTAGTATTTTCATCGTATCTAGTTCTTGCTGTTTGACCATTAGGATAAGATACTAATACCTTCAAATTAAAACTTTTAGGCTTAAATTCTTTAGGAAAAGTGAATAGTAAAGATCCGTTTGTTAGACTTTTTGATACTCCAGAAGGTATATCTAGAAATACATGTCCAATGTTACCTATTTTTTCAAACTGTAAATCTGTATATCTAGTTCCAGTGGTTTTATTTACAGATTCATATTTGGATAAATTTTCCAGACTATTAATTTTATATAATATCTTTATCAATTTATTGGAGGGATATTATGAATTTAGTAGTATTAGAAAATTTTAAAAAGGAAAATGTGGAAATTTACTTAGAATATCTTAACAGTTGCAAAAGTAGTAACTGGGAAACATGGGAAACAACTTATAAAACATATTGTAATAATTTTAAGTTGTTCCTAGTATGGTTTCAAAAAGCTTATAAAAATAGATTACTTCTTAGTAAGGATACACTTTTAGAAATGCCAACAATAATAGAAAGTTATAGAAATTATTGTAGAAACTTAGGAAATTCTAAAAGGACACTAATGAATAAAACAACAGCAATTAGTACATTTTATGCTTGGTGTGTTAGAAGAAATAAAATAAAATACCATCCATTCTCAGAAAAATTGGATAGATTAAGGTTTACAGAAAAAGATAAAATTAGAAATTCATACTTTCTTACAACTGAGCAAATACTGACAGTTAGATTGTATATGCAAGTAGAGAGTAAGAAGTATGACTTGCAAGACAGAATACTTTGGGAACTTTTCTTAGATAGTGCTTGTCGGATATCAGCTATTCATAGCTTAAAATTAAGTCAATTAGACTTAGAGAATGGATATTTCAAAGATGTAAAAGAGAAGGAGGGGTATATAGTAAATGCCTTTTTCTTTAATAAATGTAAAGAATTGCTTAAAGAATGGCTAAAAGAAAGAGAAGAAAAAGAAATAGAGTCTGAATATTTATTTATAGCAAAATACAAAGGAAAATATGCTCAAATGACACAAGGAGCTATTCGTGGAAGAATAAAGAAGCTAGGAAAAATTTTAGGAATAGAGGATCTATATCCTCACACTCTTAGGAAAACTAGCATTAATTTAATAAATAATTTAGCTGGACTAGGATTAGCTTCAAGTTATGCTAATCATTCTAGCAGTGGTGTTACAAGTAAACACTATATTCAAAAAGTAAGTGCTACTGAAATAAGAAATACTCTTATTGTAGCAAGGAAAAAATTAGGTATTTTTTAATAAAAAAGTATAGAGATTTTCAAATTTATTCAGATTTTTAATGGTTTGAATCACACTTTGAAGCTATTTGATAACATTTTCTTAGCTTTTGATAACAAGAATAAGTTAAAAAATAACTTCAAACTTAATAAAAATAACATTAATTTCTTTATAAATTTGAAAATCTATACAAAATGAAAGGAGAGATGTTATGTTTTATATTTATACAAAAGAAAAAAAATCAAAGCTTGCATTTACTGTTAACCTAACAGCAGATGAAGTTATGCAATTTATGGATGGAAATTTATTCCTGGATTACCCAGAACTTACCCCATCAGATCATGTTGTAATTGAGAGAAATGAGCCTTTTAAATACCCTACATATGATGAAACTACAAATACTATAAAGGAAATGACTAGAGATGAACTTATAGAAGAAGATATCGAGGTTCAACTCGCTCCTGGAGAATACATACAAGATAAGAAATTAAAGAGTATTCCACAACCAAGCTCTTATCATACGTGGAATACAGTAACACACACTTGGGATATAGATATGGAGGATGTTAAACGAACTTTCAGACATAAGTTCAGAGAAATACTACTAGATAAGATGTTTGGAAGTTATGAGCATAATGGAAAAATATTCCAAATGCAAGAGTACGATGAAATTAACTTCATGAGAGTTAAGATGGCATTGGATATGGCAGGAGAAATCGAAGATTATGATGTAATTAAAGAAGCATTAAGTACTTTAGGTATTCCTGTAGATGTAGAGCTAGAAGAAAAAATCAAAATGGCTATGAGAGCAGGAAAATTAAAGCCACTTTTAAAATCGCTACCAACTCAATGGAGATTAAAAGATAACTCTATTGCATCTATTTCACTTGGAGAATTAAATCTAATTTACTTCTCTTGGATATTAAGAGTTATTGCTGCTCAAAACAAATACACAGCTATAACTAAGAAAATAAAAGAAGTTTCAACAGTTAAAGAATTAGAAGCTATTAAATGGGATTAAATAAATTAAAGGTAGTTTTATATAGCTACCTTTTTTTAATTGGCTTAAACAGGCTTTCACAAGGTCATTTTTAGGAGGTGATTTTTAAATGTATACATTATCAGAAACAAGTTTAAAAATGTTGAAAGGGGTGCATCCAAACCTGGTAAATTTTATGACAGAGCTTATAAAAATAAGTCCTTGGGATTTTAAGATTACAGCAGGGGTTAGAACAGCAGCAGAGCAAAATTTAGAATATCAAAAAGGCAGAACTGCTCCAGGATCTAAAGTAACTAAAGTAGATGGATATAAATTAAAATCCAACCATCAGATTAAATTTGATGGGCTAGGTTATGCGGCGGATATTGGTGTAATTGTGAATGGAGAGTACAAAGGAACTTGGAAAGATTTCCATTACTATCAAGACATCTATAATACTGCTAACAAAGCAGGACTGTTAGAAAAGTATGGTATTGAATGGGGTGGAAATTGTTGGAGAACTTTTAAAGACGCTCCACATTGGCAAATCAAAGGAGCAGATAGAGTTGTGTATAAATAAAGGAGATAGATATGGAAATGACTAGATTAAATACTATGCCGATTGATGATAAGTATTGGGAAGTTTTAGAAGATTATACTTACAGAACATCTAAGGGACTTGTGACAGTCCCAAAAGGTTTCAAAACAGATTATGCTTCAGTTCCAAGAGTTTTTAGAAACATAATCAACAGCTATGGTAAGCATGGCAGAGCTGCTGTAGTCCATGATTGGCTATACTCTAGCAAGTGTACATTAGATGTAACTAGAGAAGAAGCGGATAAAATATTCTTAGAGATTATGACAGAATGGGGAGTAGGTGCAATAAAAAGAAATTTAATGTACAGAATGGTTAGAATGTTCGGAGCTAGCCATTTCAGAAAGGGTGAGTAAAATGGAAGATTTTTTTATAAGTGCTAAAAATGGTATTGCGATGGTTTGGACTGGTTGGATATCTATTCTTGTTTGGGCATTGGGAGGCTTTGATTTATCTGTAAAAGTACTTGTATTTCTTATGCTAGTGGATTATGTAACTGGAATTTGGGCTGGATACATAACTAAAACTGTGAATAGCACAAGAGCTTATAAGGGAATAAGTAAGAAAGTTTTTATATTAATTATCGTGTCTTGCTCTACAGTTATAGAGCAGCTTGTGCCTAACGTTGGAATTCGTAATTTAGTTATAGTTTTCTATGTAGCTACAGAGTTTTTATCTGTAATAGAGAATGCTAGCAAGTTAGGTTTACCTATCCCTGAGAAGCTTAAAATAGCACTAGAGCAGTGCAAGGGCGATAAATGTAATTCTAAAGATGCGGATCCAAAAGATATTAAGCCAGAAAAATTGGACGAAGATAAATTCGATAAAGAAATTAAATAAAAAATGGGTAGGATTTAATCCTGCCCCTCTTTTTTTATTGCTTGAAAGTATGATTTTATCGATAATTAGAAAAAAAATAAAAAAATTTAAAAAAAAGTATTGACATACTCGTACAAGTATGATATTATTAAAGTACCTCATAGGAAAAGGAGGTGATAAAATGAAAATCCAATTTAAAATTGTGATTGGGAGTTGGTCGCTAACAATTACAATTACTAAAAAGGAAAAGTAATTTATCCCCCCTCTTCTGAGGGGTAAACTAAGAATGATATGATCTTAGCTTCAGCTACTTAGATTATATCACTTCTTAAATAAAAAATCAAGGAGTGATGAAGATGTTAAAAGAATTAATGAACCACAATGAGCTAGGAGTAAAATTTTACAGAGATGAAAACTCAGTAATCTTTGTAGAAGATGAAAAAATAGGAGTTATCTTAAAATTATCTGTCTATGAAAATATATCTATATTTCACAGACAAGGAAATGATGTTGAAGCTATTAAAAGACAAATAGAAATAGCTAAACATTATGATGAAGTAATGGCTGGAACTTGGAGACCAGAAACTGAAAGAAAATTTACAAGGATAAGATAGAGGGGTAAAAAGCCCCTCCAAATATAAGGAGGATAAAATGGAAGAAAAAAAAAGAAAGGGCTATAAAACTCAGGAGCAGCAAAACAAAGCAAATCAAAGATATAGAGCAACAGACGAAGGAAAAGAAAAAACTAAGCATAGTACATATAAAAGCCGTGCTAGAGTTTTTATAAAAGAAATGGCAAGTTTTAAAGAGCTGGAAGAACTTAAAAAGTTAATAAAAGAAATGGAGGAATTGAAAATGAAAGAATTAAAAAAATTATATGCTGAATGGAGAAAAGTAAGTGAAGAAATGTTAGAAGATGGATTTAAAGGTTCTGTAGACTGTGGAGATAAAGCAGTAAGAGAAGATTTCAGCAACTATGCAGAACTTTCAGAAACAATAAGTTTCGAGGATATGCTAGAACTAGAAAAAGAATATAATAAAAAAGAGCAGGATTAATTTCCTGCTTTTTAAAATTATTCTCGGATATGATACACTCAAAATAATTATTAGTTTTATATCTTAAAATTTCTTACAACAGACAAAAAACAGACAATTCAAAATATATTGTGATATAGTCTATATTAGACTATTATTATCTTATTATCCATTCCTAGGCACCATTTTATTTATAAGCATTGATGAGTTATCATTAATGTTTTTTTTTATACAAAAATGACAAAA